AGGCCGCCGGGGTCGTGGGTTTGCCGTCTTGCGTGGGAGCCGGGCCGGCGTCGGGGTTTCCGACGCTTTGAGGGCCGCCATGCCGGACGACAGAGCTTGGACAATCTCGCCGTGTGTGGACAGGGAGGGAGGCGTGGACGAACCGGTCGAAACAGATTCTTCCAAGCCACTCCCTTGTCGGCGGTGTCGCGCGCCGACGCGCGAAAACAGGGGGTGTGACCCACCCTGTCAGGCGGGAGTGTGAATCAAAACGTGGATGGTGTCAAATATTTGACACCTCGAGCCTCTCAGGTTTGAGCAAAACGCAGTCTGCACGCGCAGACGTACACCACCTGATCGTCGGTCACCGATTCCAGAATAGCGGTGTCGTGGCCGATGCGCCCACCATAACAGAGCCGGCAGAAGAGGCTGCGCGAGAATTGATACCGGCGTAACACACCCTGGTAGGCGCGAATGATGTCGGCGTGTTCCCGGCTGATGAGCACGGTCGGCATCGAGGTCGGCCGCCCGGTCGCATCAAAGAGCATCCCGCTGGTCGTGTCGTGCATGGGGCTGAAGGTCTGGGTCTGGTCGGTCGTGCCCCTCGGTGCGCGGTACTCCCGTGTCCCGCAGCGGCATTCGATGCGTACACCTTTATTGTTCACGCGCGTTTTGCAGCCGGACGGCCGGTTGGCCTGCCAGCAGACGTCGCACCCGAGCGTCTCGATGAGCCCGTACGAAAGGAGCACGGCCTCGTGCGCCTGGATGATGCGCGCCGAGTGCGCGTTGAAGGGCGGCGGCGGGACGATCGGGTTTCGGCGTGCGACCTCAGCCGCCTCCTGTGCCGCGAGCGCCTCCAAGTCGACCTCGGGGCCGGTGGTCGATTCTTGCTGGTTGCACATCCGCAGGCCGCGTTTGTTCAGTTCGGCAAAGTACTCCTGCTTCGTCATGTCACGCGCGTCAATCGGCGTGACATCGACATTCGTGAGACAGCCGTCAGGCAGTTTCTCGCGATCCCAGAGAGCATCCGTATGGATCGCCGGTGCGGCCGGCGGCTTCGGGTCGTCACTCATCATCACTCCACGAGCGCGTCGAGCAGATCCGCCTTGACGTCCTCGGTCGCGGTCACGATGAACGCCTGGCCGCTGCGAAGCAGAATGCGGTAGGACGAGACCGGGTCGCCCAGACCATGGAAGGCGTCGATGGCGGACAACCGAATCCAGACGGGCCGGGTGCCGTCCATCGCGGTGAGGAAGCGCGAGCGCGGTTCGGCGGCTCCCACCTTGTCGGGCTCGGTCATCCGCACATCGTCGTCATAGCCGGTCGAGGGTTTCTTGGACATCGTCAAACTCCTTCTGGCCGGTTACCGGCCTCCACCAATGGAATGGTCAAGGGCGTGCTGGGAAAGCGGGGCTTGCTGTTGCGCGGCCCCGGGATGTTCGGTCCCGGGCGGCACCATGGACGGGATGGGCGGCTGCATCGGCTGCGGCGGGGCATTCGCGGCCCCCGCGAGCAGCTCGGGATGGCCGATCTGCAGCGCGAGCGTCTGCTGAAGGGCCGTCGGGTCGATCTGGAAGCCCGATTGCTGCAGGAGTGAGACGACCATCGGGTTGGTCAGATCCTCGGCCTTGAAACTGAGCGAAATGCGCGGCTTTTCGGGCGGCGGGGCCGGCGGCTGCTGCAAGTGCCGTGTGGGATCTTCGCCAAAGGCCGCATAGACGTCTTTCAGGCCCTCCATGCGGTTATTGAACGGGTCATTGGCCGTGAGCTGATAGCGATCGAGCGCCATTTTGCGCTCCGTCGTCTGATCGAGCCGTTTGGCGCTGTCGGGTTTGACGCCGTAGACGAATTTCCCCGGCACCGTGAGTCGGTTCCACGCCTGCATCTTTTTGGCCCCGTCCTGACCGGCCAGTTCCACGTAACTGGTGTCGTCTTCGTAGAGTTGGATGAGGCCGCCCAGCGCCGAGACGATACTCACGAACCAGCGGAGCACTTTGTCGCGTTCCTTGTCCAAGCGCACGTCGGTGGCCTGGTTCATGTAGGTGAGTTCGGTCGCTGTTTTGCTCCCTTGCTCGGTGATGCCACTTTGGTTCTGTCCAAGCGCCCAGGCGCGATCGATGTCGCGCATGGAGATGTCGCTCGCGACGGACGTGTCGCGCGGGAGTGTGGGCAACGCGATCATCTCGATGATTTCGTGCGGCACGCCGTCGGTGAGAATGATCGACTGCACTTCGCCCTGTTCGAGTTTGGCAATCGTCGCCGGATCGATGCGGCCTCGGTCGACACCGCGCATCGGGAGCGCGCGCCGTTTCTGCTGCATCTGAATCGTGCGCGTTTGGCTCAGTTCATCAACCGCCGGCCTCGACATCTGGCAATCGGACTTCGGGAAATGACTGTCGGGCGTGTACCTGAGCGTCAGTACCTTGATGGGGAAGCCCTCGACGCCGATGAGACCGCCGGTCGCCGGATCGATCCGCTGATAGGGCGAATCTTCGTGGACGCGCGGCTGGTCTTCCTCTTCCACGAGCACGAGGTGACGCACGAGGCGGCGATCGGTCACGGCCGGGTCGATGCGGTAGGCCCAGTACCAAATTTCCGTGACGGCTTTGCCTGGGCGGCCGACGTGATGGGCTTTGGTGTCGACGAGCAGATCCTCGTCGTACCGGCTGCCCTGATCGGTCGCGGGCGGGTGCACATCGGAGAGGCTGTTCAGTTCCTCGTCGCCCACGAACGACCGGAACCCGAGCCAGTCGGCCTGCTGGTAGTTGCTCCTGATGAACCCGGACGGGATAAGGAGTTTGGCGGGGCTCCCGCGCTCGATGTAGTAGCAACTGTGGCTGACGACGGGCGGCTGGCCAGGCGCAGCGGGCGGCTGAACGCTCGCCGTGTAGCCGACTTTCACCCACGCGATGCCGGCGGGGCAGATGACGTCCGACAAACACTCATCGACGGCTGAGAGGGCGTCGGTTTCCTCGGGCCCGAGTTTCTGGTTGAGCACGGCATTGAACACGGGCACGGCGGCGGCCGACTCCGGGTTGCGCGCCGTGAGCACGACTTCGGGGACTTTGTAGAAGAGTTGCGCCTTCTTCTGTTCGGTCTTTTCGTAGTCGATATTGACTTGCGTCGTCTCGCGCTGTTCGAACCCGTACGCCTGATGGTAGCCGCCCATGTAGCGTTTGAGGTTCTCGCGCCAGTTCCCGAGTTCTTTTTTGACTTCGTCGCGAGCCGCGCTGATTTCCCCGCGCCAGAACGTGAGCGAGCCGACGCCCTCGGCCGGCAGCGGCAGGATCGTCGTCTGCGGCAGGACGGGTTCGGCCGGCACCTCTGGCATCCCCATCATCGCGGGGTCATCAAGTGTAAGCGGCGTCATGGCTGTGGCCTTTCGCCTGCGACCCACTGTTGTCGCTCGTGGCGGGTCCATTCCTTTTCACGGACGGCCTGTTCCTCGGCCACAGAGAGCATGGGCACCCGATCGTGATTGAGTTTAGGGACGAGCACCTCATGGATCTCGACGGCCCCGGTCAAAATGTCGACTCTCACAGAGAGGAGTTGACCATGGGGTAGCTCGTGCATGCTTTCGAGTGCGCGGCAGCCACTTTCGAGCGCCTTGGCGAAGGGATGATCGGCGGGCAGATCGAGCGTCATGACTTATTTCTTGCTCGTCGACTTGCCGGCCTTACTGAGGGCAATCGCGACGGCTTGACGCTGTGGACGGCCTGCAGCAATCTCACGTTTGATGTTGGCGCTCACGACCTGCGGACTCGATCCTTTACGAAGCGGCATAAGAAGCTCCTTTGTGGGCTTGTTCGCGCAAATACTGAATGTCCCAGGCGACCGAGCCCTTGACGGGCGGCTTCAGGGCTTCCGATCGCGGCGGACCCGGGCGAGAATTCGCGCCGTACCGCCACGCGTCGGCGCAGTTGTGAACCAGGATGCCGTTGGCGACGAACTCAGGGCATCCGTCAACCGTGAGGTTGTAAATCGGGACGGGCTGCGCATGTTGCGCGACGTCGATGGCCCGCACATGACAGGGAACAACAGACCGTGGGGAAATAGCGATTACACCGGAAGACCGTCTGGCAGGACGCGCAGATGCGATCTTCGTCATCGAGTCGGCGAGCCCGTCGCCATGCAGACTTGCAATTGTTTGAGCAAAACTTCCCACGAAGGGTGAGCGTCTCGTACGCCCGGCTGCACTGAGCGCAGATATTTGGGCGAGGTCGCCGCTGGCCGAAGACGACCAGTCCATGAGCCCGATGCCAAGCCCGACCTTCGGGCGAGCGTTGCCACGCCACGGCGTCTCGAACAAACCGCGCGACATTCGCCGGACTCGGGCGACGGCCTTTGCCATGCTCGCTGAGATGGTCGAAGGCTGGCACGCACGCGAGATTGTCGAGCGCGTTGTTTTTGGGATTGCCGTCGCGATGGTGGATGTGATGGCCTGGTGGAATCGGTCCCACCAGCCGCCGCCACTTGGCGCGCGCATCGCGGTGACACCAGGAGAGGTCTGGTCGCATAAGAGGTCATCTCCGACGCATAAGAAACTCAGCCATGTAAATCCGTTCGCCTGCGCCACAGGATGCCTGGCCGTACCGGTGAGGCACCGTCCGTCACTGGTGGTGAGCGTCCATGTTTCCTGCGTGACGCCGGTTTGCCCAGCCCAGATGACAGATTGCCAGCCATCGCGCGTCCACACTTCCGCGCCAGGTCGCACTTCATCGATCCGTTGTTCACCGTTGCGCGTCGTGATCATCGTGTCGCCGACGAGACAGTGGTCCTCGCCGTCACTATTCACATCATCGGCATCGTGTAGTGACTGCTCTTGAATGGGAATGGTCCGCAGAAAGTAGCGGCACGACGGGTCGATCGTGAGCCACGGGCGACCATCTGGCGCGGTTCGCAGCAAATCGTGGCAATTCTGCCAGCCGTTCTTGCCGCGTTGATTATCGGCCCGCCGCATGGGCAATCCGACCTTGCGAAACGTCTCGACAATGGCTTTGCCGTGGTCCTGGCCGGTTTTGTTCCACATCGAGGGGTCGGCCGCGACGTACCGGAGCCGTCCCGTGTCGGTCAGAAGACTCCGCGTCACGTCCATCATCTTCACGGCCACGTCCACCGGGTCTTCGCGGCTGCCTTTCAACTCATACGCGATGTGCAAGTGCTGATCGGGGAGCACAGCCCACCAGAGCACGACGTACGGTTGGTTGAACCCCCAGTCCATCGACGCAAACCACTCAGTCCCACGCGGCACCGCCACCTCTCTGACGTGCCACGGGCGGCCGTTGACAAACGACTTGAACGCGCCGAAGAATGCGCCCTCGAACACGCTCCAATCGCCTTCAAGGAGTTGCGATCGACGCGGCTCGGGCATCTGGTCGAGGTTGTCGCGGTAGGTCAGATCAATGTACGGGTTGTCATCGACCTTGGCTTGGACGAAGGTGTGCCACTCGGGCTTGTACTTCGGGTAAATGTCGGGATTGGGCTGTTTGGTGATGAAGAAATCGCGCACCCAGAGCGCACCTCGGGGCCCTGGGTTACTCGCCGCCCACACTTTCGGCCCGCCGAGATGCTTCATGACCTCGGGGTTCGACGTGCGCGCGCGAGAAAACAGTTCGATCATGTCGCCCTCGTCGTAGGTGACGAGTTCGTCGGGCACGATCACGTCGTATTCGCGCGACAGGTACCCTTCCTTCGCGACTTTGTCGTCCATATGGCCGCCGACAATCGTCGCCCCCGTCTGCGGGAAGTACATGCGCCGTTCGCCCCGGTTGTATTTCGCGCCAAAGAGGGCCGCATCGCGCTCCATGTTGAGCAAATGCGTCTCTTCGAGGTCTTTGTAGTTGGCGCGGATGATGATCGCGCGCAATCCCTTGACCGTCAGGCACACGCGATACAACCCCCAGCGCAAGACATGCGATTTCGCGCCTCCGGCCGCGCCACCATAGAGGGTCCGCACGAATTGCCGTTGCGCCTGGAAGAATTCGACCTGCCGGGGCGTGGGCAAAAACACCTGCCGCATGACGCCGCCGTGATTGATGGCAATCCCCCACGCGTACTGGCGTTTGACACACGCGGGCGTCGGGCATTCCCACTGGCCGGTGGGCACGGACTGAAAATGCGCCCCGCACCAGCAGCAGGTCGCGTGCGGATGCGTGAACACGCCCGCCTTGGCCTCGACCGCCTTCGGGACTTGTGGCGTAGGGAGCGGCGGGGGCGGCGGGACCGCCCCTTTTTTGCGCCGGCCGGAGCCTTTGCCGCCCAACCGTCAGGCCCCCGTATCCACAGGGCACAGTCTACGCCCAACTGTCAAGACTTTGACAGTGACACCGCGAGAGCCGCTTTGTTATCGTCGCGCCATGAACATGCACGAAGGGTTTCTGAAGGCGATCGAAGGCTGCCGCATCACACACGACGCACTCGGAGACATCATCGACGGCCTACGGGCAGCCCAGGACGGCGGCCGCCGCCTCGAAGAGACTATCAGCACCTTGAACGCCTCCAACGAGGCCTTGAAAGAATCCGTCGACGAATTAAAGGCGATGATCCTCGATCAGGGCAAGGAGATGAAGGCCTTGAAAGACCGGCTCAATGGGCACTAACCTTGACGTGCCGCGCACCATTTTTGCCGCGCTGCGGGCGCTCCTAGATCAGGCGGGGATCGCACACGGCGACTACGAGACCGTCTTGGATTTGGAGCCAATTCGGATACATTCGCGTGGCGGGCCGGTGCATGACAATGTGGTGGTGACGTCGCTCCTGTCGAGCCGAACGAAAGAGGGCCGCGTCGAACTCACGCTCAATGAGTCCGTCACGCAGATGTCGCTCGACAAGGCCCGCGAGGTCGTGGGGATGCTGCAGCAAGGGATCGAGGCCGCCATCACCGATCAGATGCTCTATGCGTTCCTCACCTCTCAGACAATCGGCCTCGACGATCAACAGGCGGCAGCCGCCCTCCAAGACTTCCGTGTGCTTCGGCAGGGCACGGCAGACATCGTCCGGCCGCACTAATTTGGCACATGATGACCCGAGCACAAGCGACCGCCCTACGCCATCCCTGTCGGCTCGCGATTGAGACAGCGCATCCACGCTTCGGGTCGATCTTGAATGGCGGCCGGTGTTCGCTCGTCCTGACGGTGAACTCCGGCTATGAGTGACTGGAGATGCACTTGGGCGGGCCCGTGTGGCACGCGAGTGTGGCACCCCGAGGCGGGACGTACTCCAAGGAGGCGTTGAAGCGGTTCGCGGTGGCAGCTCTGACCGGCGTGGGCGATCCCTCGCTCGGGGAGTGGGACGAGTACGGCGGCTACGCCTTTCATGTTCGACGCCGACTGTCGATTGAGGAAGCGGCGACCGTGGGACCGGTGGTGGATGTGCGCGGGACCGAGGACGGACGGCGGCGGTGTGCCGCGCTGCGACGGTACGTGCTCCCCGCGATGTGGGCTGAGGAATGCCATGACTGACGCCTGGACGCCCGAGGACCTGATCCAGCGAGCCACGATGCTGCGGACCCTGATGCTCGACACCGCCGCGCACCAGTTTCAGGAGCTTCAGGCGGTGCGGACCCACGAGGCCGAACTCATCGAGACACTCACCGTGGCCGTGCGTCTCGCGAAAGAGGCGACGAACGGCTGGGCCTGTTACGCCAAGCGCAAGATCGAGCATGCCGAGATTGCGCGGTTACATCAGGCCATTGACGCGCTCGACGAACTCCTGAAAACGCGTGACGAGCCATGACCGAGCCCCCCTGCCACGACTGCCAAGCCAAAGAGTGGCTCATCCAAGCGCTCGAAGATGACCTCGCGCGCCTCACCGTCACTCTCAACGAAGCCAAACACACCGTCCGGCTCCTTTCCTCCATCATCGCGGAACACCACAACCCCGCCCTCGCCCAACTCGTCACCGACATCCTCAACGACCGAGCACGGGACTGAACGTCCGGCGCGTTTTGAGCGCGACGAAAGACACGAAGAAACCTGTGTCAATTTTTTGACTGACAACCGCACAAAAACGTGCTAGCCTAGCGCCCAGCGCGATGTAAAGACCCTTCTCACTAGATCCAGATCTTAAGAGTACTAAGGCGAGGTGGGCGTATGGGCTCACCTCGACGCCTCCACCCCCCGGGCATTCGCGCAGAGCGCGAACACCAGCGCCCCTCGCGCTGGCGAACGCGTGAGTGAGCCTCGACGCGGGGCCGCGCGTATCCGTTCCGAACGCTCTACGCTCTTTCCGTTCCGTTCCGTGACCATTTCAAAAAAAAAGGCACCCCCTCCCCTCCATTTGGGATGCCAATGAAGCGTCCGCCCACAGGCGGCACGCGTGCATCAGCATCCCAACGAGAGCGCGAACGCGTTCACGCGTGAGCACACAAGACGACGCGCTAAAGCGCGTTGTCTGTCACACACCCTCGCTAGCCCCAGCCATGGCGGTGGGGGCCCTGGCCGGCGGCCGTCCGCCGGGTAGGGCGGGCAGGGTGCGCCGTGCCCGGAGAGTCCTACTCTGCGAAGAACTCAAAATTTTCCGTGGGTCTACCCTGCTCTACTCTCGCAAGGTCTGATAATGGCCGTTAGGTTCACACACGTGAACCCTCAAGAACCCTTGCGCTACAAGGGTTCGTCGTGGTTGGGCAGGCTGAGCGTAGCGTTATGGGTAGGTTGTGAGGCTACTTTCGCCTCGATACTCTGTGGACTTGGGCTGATACTCACGTCTCCCGAACCAACGACGACAGTAATACCCTGTGCTTGCGGGTCTGGTGCAACTACGCCTACGGCTATGAGTGCATCTCGCATCGGACGATGCTCGCCACGTTTGACAGCGACTGCAAACGACCTCACCCAATCCTCTGCAGCCTTGAAGGAGTTTGCTCTGAGCACGTCGAGCGCGTGAGCGGTCGTGGGTTTGTGCTGGGCGATGATGTTGCACACGGATTGCTGGGTAATGCCGACGATGCGAGCGATTTCGCGTTGGGTGACGCCTTGGTGGTCGAGGTCAAGGATTCGAATCTTCTCGCTGATGCTGGTTTTCTTGCCAGCTGGCCGTTTGCGACCGTTTGGGATGTGGTCGGCAGCTGGGGCAGGTTCGGCGGTCTGACAAGGTTCATCAGCCATGTTCCGGCATTTTACGCTCATCGTGCGTTTTTTTGCATGTCGTGTTCAAACCCCTTGACATACTACACACGTTGTGTGTAAGATGTCTTGGTGATGTTCGGGAGTGGCTGGACATCACACACGCCTCTGATGGGGCAGGAGTAAGAGCAATGAGCACCAAGAAGGTAAACCCAGCACGGCAGGCCTTGACGAACGCGGTCAATCGAGCGATTGAGAATGGCGCGCCTGTGTATGTCGAACAGGCAGCGACGAACCCTGACACAGTGATCCACGTTTTCAGGACGTTTGCCGGCATTGCGCCGGACACATCAGATCAACCGGTCTGTGGTGCGACGTTGACGCGCGCGTATGACTGGCCAGCGGACAGAACGCCACGGCCGAAGTGTGCGGCATGCGCGCGCATTTTGCAGGCGCATCGTGATGCGATTCTCGCGCGCGCGGCTGCGCGTATTGCGGCCGAACGCCTCTAGAACGGTGAGTCACTCACGAGCCTCTGCGGGCTCGTGAGCGTAACCCGCACGGCCTGGTGACAAGCCCGGGCACATTTCGAGGGTTCCTACGCTCGGGGGTTTTCCGGGCAAAACACGGAGTTGAACACATGCCGAACACGAGAAGGAAAGACTTGGGTTTTGAGGCGTTCACCGGTCAGCCGCTCGCAGGCGGGCCACGGTGCTATCGGATCGTCCGGTTCTATCGGGACGGGCGGAAGGCGCGCACGATGAAAACGGGACTGAGCCTCGGTGAGGCCCAGGCCCACTGCAAACGCGAGGACACGCACGGGGACGGCTGGTTCGACGGCTACGACACGATGCGAGGTGTTCGGTAATGGCGCGCACGGACATCGACAAGAGCGTGATGGACGACGCACGGCGCATGTTGGAGTCAGCCGCGCGTCATCTCAGAACGGCTGCAACCTTCCCAGACGATCGCGATCGTCGCCTCAATGAGGCGATCGCCAACATTCACGCTGCGCTCGCGCGGCTCGAATAGAAAGGGTGACGGGCAGCGGGCCATCGGGCCCGCTGTTAACCCCCGCGCTTGGGTCCGAACGCCTGAGCACAGTACGCCTCCCAGGGGTTTCAAGTGGGGCAGTGAAGGAACGTCAGTGCAGAACACGTACACGCCCGAGTGGGCACGCGAACACAATCCGACAACGGGCATGAGCGAAACGGCGCTCATTGCCTACTACAAAGCACACAGTCTCGCCGGCGATGCGCTCTTCGCGCTTCGGCCCGGGACCCAGACGCCGCAAGTCATTCTCAACGGCTGGATGTGGATCTTGAACGAACTGGCCACGCGCAAGAATGGCAAGGCCACGCCTGCGCTCAAGGCCGAAGGGAAGCGCCTGCGGACGCTGACCCGCGAATGGCTGGCCAGCCAACCGCACGGCCCGTCAGAGGTGCGAGAGCAGTACTACGGCCCGCGCACCAACTTCGCGCGTCCGACGCCGTTCGGTGACGAAAGTGAGGCCGCGTAATGGCGAATACCTCGCTCTCGCGCGTGACTCTCTTTCGTGGGCCCGTCTCGTGGATGATCGACCTGCGCGACGATGCCACGGCGGCCGAAACCCTCGACTTGTTCGGCTCCACGATTCTGCCCTTGCCGTACACGCTCGCGGCCTCGCTCGATCGCGTGGTGCTGGGGCTCCGGCGTCAGCATCCGGCGATTGTGATTCGGTTCGCCGAACGCGCCGAACGTCACGTGCAGATGATGGGCGGTGCGCGATGAGCCCCGCCACCAAGGAAGAAGCAACCGCCCTGATCGCTCGCCTCCATGAAGAGGAACGCCTCCGTAAACAAGCAAACGACATGGACATGGCCACTGACGCTGCGCTTGGACTCGTCAGTTTCGTTTTTTGGTCCTGCTGCCTCGTCGGCGCTCTCTACGGACTCGTGAAGTTCATCAAATGGGCCTGGGAGTCTTGAAGAGTCAGTTAACAGCCCGCTGTGAGTACGACCCGCGCCCCAGGGGTTCTGGGGCATTTTCCATTTGAGGAGACACTGTGACCAATCATCCAAACCGAGGGCCAAACCCCAATAGACCAGGCCGTACGCCACGGCCCGAGGAAGTCATCGCGCTTCGCGCCAAGCTCGGGTTGACACAAACGCAAGCCGGGAAAGTCATTCACGCATCCTTGCGCGCGTGGCAAGAGTGGGAGTCCGGCGGCCGAAGGATGCACCCGGCATTCTGGGAATTGTTCCGCAAGAAAACGCGCGCGTCATTGCTGGCGGCCGCGCCAGACGGGCCGCCTGTGGCACCGGTACCGCCTCCGGCCGAAGGAGGCGAACCCGAATGAGCCGCTATCCCAGAATCACGCGCGTGCACGACCATGAACGCGAGGAACGGCGGTATATGGTGGACGAGGGCGGGCCAGAACTGACCGGGCCCAGTTTTCTCACCCGGGCCGAATGCGCCGTCTATCTCGAAGAGGTCCGCGCCAGGATGCCGCCGAAGGCACCGAAAGCACCGAAGCCGGTACGCCGCTATTGCGACGTCTGCGGCGTGTGCCTGCGCCTCGAATGGGTGCCCGCCACCTGTCGCAAGTGCGGGGGCGTGGGGCCCGTGTGGAAGCGCCCAGTAAAGGCCACAGAGGCCGCGTAGAGGCCTGCGTGAGGGCCCGTCAGAGGTTTACCCCTTTGGCGGGCCATCGTCGCGTACGAAGGCTTTATATTCCTTCCAGAGGTCGGGGAACGCCGCGCGCAAGCGGGCGTAGTTCTCTGCATCGGCCCGCATGGCGGCCTTGCCCAGGGCTTGGACGAAACTGCCGCCATATCGAAGCATCGCATCGAGGATGGGCCAGTCGTCCGTCTGCGTGCTCACGGCTCGGGCTCGGTCGCGATGGCCTCGAAGCACGCCTCGCACAACCCGCTGATGCGGTATTCCTTCCGCCCGAGGTCGGTCTTGAATTCCGGCGGCTGTTTGCACGCGAGACAGACGCCGGCCGCGTGGGCCTCGTCGATCGTCATCCCGTGCGCCTCGGTCGCGGTCAGATCCTGAAATTGGCGAAGACTCAATCCCATATGGCCTCCCAATGCGTAGCCGAATAAAGTTCGGCGCTACAATGCCCGATATGCCAATCATGACACCACAGCACGCGCGACAGATCCAGACCATGACGTACCCGGAGTACCTCGCCGCCGAGGAGACGGCCGAGGTGAAGCACGAGTACTGGCAGGGCGAGGTCTGGGCCATGTCCGGCGGCACGATTGAGCACGGCGGGCTGGCAGCGGCCATCGGCGGCGAACTGCGGCAGGCGCTGGCAGCTGCGGAGAAGCCCTGTCGCGTCTACTCGTCGGATGTGCGCGTGCGCGTGGTCAAGACGGACGTCTCGATGTACCCGGACGTGAGCGTGGTCTGCGGGCCGGTGGTACGGGCGGCGGATGACTCGGAGGCGATCACCAACCCGATCCTGGTGGTCGAGGTGCTGTCGCCGTCGAGCGAAGCGTACGACAGAGGCGTCAAGTTTGAGCAGTACTGGCGGCTGCCGTCTCTGCAGGCGTACGTGCTGGTCTCGCAGATCAAGCCGCTCGTGGAGGTCTACCGCCGCACGGTGACCGGCTGGGCCGTGCAGGAAGCCCGAGCGGGGGAGCAGGTGACGATCCCCGGGCTCGACGTCACGCTCGACGTCGATGACGTGTACGCCAACCCGCTGGGATGATCATGGTCTGGCGTCACGGCCGGCTGTGGATCTGGTGGCGCACCCGCCGCGCGTACCTCGCGCTCAACGCGATCGTCCTGGCCATCCTGCTCATCGTCCTGTGGGGCCTGGGACTGCTGCCGTGAGGGCTGAAAACAGCCGAAAGTTGCTACTCGACGATCAAAAGTTGCTACACATCAAATCACTGAGCAATTTGAACGATTTTTCGCCCTCCTAAGGCGAATGTCGTCGGTTCGACTCCGACCGGGCGCACCACTTCAAACACTCAGCAAAACTGCAAAAACACTCAGCAATTCTCCCAATGTCAGGCCACAGCACGCTGTTCGGGCAGCGTACCAAGATGAGCCAGATTGAACCCGTTTGGGGCCATAAAGTTGCTAAAGTCGTGTTTTGAGGCCAAAACAGACGAATGGCCCAATGAATACGGGGGTAAACGAGTTGCTAGGCCCGTCAACCACAGAGCACCGCCCACACGGGGCGGGGGTCTGTCGCTTTAGCCGGGCTTGACCAGTCGTGGGCGCGGTGGGAAGGTCGGCAAGGCGGCCGTCATGACGTCGATTGTGGACTGCGCCCGCACACTGGCCGCGTGCCGCGTATAGCGCCACGTTTGCCTGGGATCGGTGTGGAGCATCAACTCGGACACGCCCCGCTCGTCGTTCGACAACTTGCTGGCCGTCGTGCCGAGCAAATGCCGCAACTTATACGGGTTGAACCGCACCACGCCCGTGCGATCACAGCCGCGATGGAGCGCCTTTCGCAGCGAGGAGTTGCTGAACCGCCCGAACGCTTGGCGCTCGACGAAGGCTTCCAGGGCGTCGATCGCTTGCGGTAAGAGGGGCACCGTGCGCGGCCGTGTCCCGCCACCTTTCAACCGCGCATGGACCGTCGCCGTCCTCGTCTCCCAGTGAATGTCACTGGGCCGCAAGAGTTTCAGAATTTCGTTCGGCCAACCGGTCCAGAGCAAGACGCGCAAACGGGCGCGGTTCACGCTGTCCTGCTGATCGGGGACCCCATCGGCTCGCGCGGCGGCATGGGCAATCGCTCGGCTCGCCGCGTCAAGGGTGGGAAGGGTCCAGACCTGTTCAATTTCTTTGGGCCGCTCGATCCGATGCACCGGGTTCTTCGCCACGTCGCCGTCGTCCATGATCTTGAAAAAGTCATGAAGGGCAATGTAGTACTGCTTGGCCGTCCCTTTTGAACGGCCCGCCGTGAGCAGCCCTTCGAGATGCTGACGGACTTCCAACGTGGTGATGCTGTCGCGGGACCGCTTGAGGCCGAGCTGCTTGCACCACCACGCCATGCGCTGCGTGCGGTCGCGGATCGAGGGCATGGCGGCCTTGGCTTTCAGATAGGCGTCGACATCAGCGGCGAGCGTGGTGGCACCCACCGGCCGAGCGGTGTCCAGTCCCAGTTGTGCGGTCGACCGCAAGTTTTTCAACTGCTCGCGCAACACCTCCAACTTGGTGTCTGGCGGAAACCGCTTCGACACGAACTCGCCTTTGATGCGTGCATAAATCTGAAACCCAATGTGATCACGGCGAATACCTTTGGCTATTTTTTCGGCCATGCCTGGGCGTACTCCTGACGTTTTCTTATCCATCGTGTCGTCCTGTCTCTTATTCGTGGTAGTAGGTGGGAAACTATCCGGTCATCTTGGTGGCCTTCACTCGCCGCCACGTCATCTGGCTCGCCAGGGCGGCGGCCACGTCCACGTTATGCAGGTCGCCGACGTCTCTGGCGTGCACGATCTGAATCGAGTAATCGAAAAAGCTCGCGGCCTCGGGATTGACCTCGCGCAGCTCGGTCAAGCGTTGGAACGATTCGAGCGAACACTTGAGCGCGCGACGGCGTGTCGAGGTGTTTGGTGGCGAGGAGGGCGATTTCGATGAAGGCTTTTTGGAGCGTTTTTTGGGGAACACTACGAGCGCGATCCGCCGTTGAGTCATGCCGCCTGCCTTTGGGGGTCAACGAGAGTGAGGCGTCCTGCCCAGGCGGCGTGAAGAACTCCGCAAGCGGCAGGCCGCGCACCGCGACAATCGCGTCGAGCTTGTCGAGGCTCGGAGAGTAGGTGCCAGCGATCCACGCGCTCACCGTCGAGGGGTCCACCCCCGCCGCGCGGGCCAATGCCGCCGACTGGCCGCGCATGGCCCGAATCTCCCCTAACCGCAGTCTCAACACGTCCAAGATTGTCATTTGGGCTGTTCTATCACAAAACATTATTTGGTGTAACCAAATTCATCCAGCAGATAAAAATTGACATTGACAAGAGGGTGGTGTAGCGCCTAACGTTGCGGCCATGGCAAAACGGCGACGTCGCAGCGTGATGAAACAACGTGTGCAGGTATATCTGGCCGAGCACGGCTCCAGCCAGCGCCATCTTGCAGCGCAGTTGGGGATTTCTGCCGGCCATTTATCGTGCATCCTCTCCCGCAAGGAACGCCCCTCGCTGCGCGTGGCCGTCGCGCTGGAAACCATCACCGGCGTTCCTGTCCGCGAGTTCGCGGGGTCGCGATGAGCATCCTCTCGCGGGCCGCTGAAACGTACCTGCCGCTGGCCGTGGCCTGTACGCAAGTGGGATATCCCACTGATCCGTCCGGTCAGCGTAATTTACGGCGGCAACTTCGCCGCAAGGGCTTCCAGGCGCTGCGCCTGGGAAACCACTTTTCCATTCAGGTCGCGACGTGGCAGGCGTACCTGAAACGCTGCGCGGAGGACCAGGCCGCCCGCCGCGCCAAAATCCGCGCCATGAACAAGGCCCGCTGGGCGGCGTCACGCGCGAAGGCGTAACGAGGTGTCCGCTCGGCTCATCGCTTGGAGGTCCGTGTGTTGGTGCCCATCACGGCGTCCACATGGGGGGATGAGTCGGGCGGCACGATGGCGATGACGTGGACGGACGAGGAACGCACCGCGCTCGACCTGATGCGGCAGCGGGGCGCGTATCTGTCGGACGACGACTTGATACGCGGGGCCTTGTTCTGGTACGCGCGGTTTCTCGACCTCGATCTGCCGCAGGACGACGTGTTTGCCTTGGCGCGGCCCGCGCCCAAGCGACGGAGACCTCGGTGACGGCCTATTACTCAGAGCACGACGCGGGCGCGGCCGCGTGGCTCAGGGAGTTGATCGCGGATGGACAGATACCTGCCGGACACGTCGATGACCGCGACATCCTCGATGTCTGCCCCAACGATCTGGCCGGGTACACGCACTGTCATTTCTTCGCGGGCATCGGCGGTTGGGCGCTCGCTCTTCGACTCGCTGGATGGCCCGACAATCGTCCCGTCTGGACGGGCTCTTGCCCCTGCCAGTCATTCAGCGCGGCAGGCGCGGGACGCGGGTTTGTGGACGAGCGGCACCTTTGGCCGGCATGGTTCGACCTCATCGCGCGGTGCCGTCCTCCGGTCGTCTTTGGTGAGCAGGTTGAGGCAGCGATTGGGCACGGCTGGCTCGACCTTGTTCAAGATGACTTGGAGGGAATCGGTTACGCCGTCGCGCCGGTTGGTTTACCTGCTGCGTGCATCGGTGCGCCCCATGCCAGGCAGCGGCTGTGGTTTGTGGCAGACACGGGGTGGACCGACACCGACCGCTGTGAAGGCGACTGGCGGGATATCCGTGTGTCGATTCGGAGGCAGCGGGGTGAGAAAGACCATGAAGCGATACCTCACCCACCGCGAAGTCTATGGGCCGATCAACCCCGACCTCCTATCGTGGCTCATGGGATTTCCGCCAGCGTGGAACTTGTGTGCGGGTACGGTAATGCGATTGTCCCGCAAGTCGCGGCGGAAGTGATTGCCGCCTACATGGAGATTGCTTGAGATGCGACTCACCCTCATCGACCTCTCCTCTCTCGCTTTTCCCATCTGGCACATGGGCCAGTCCGACCCCAACCCCAACGTGGTCAGCGACCAGCTGGTGGCCCGGGTCCGCGCGCTCGGGGACGAGCACACCGCGATCTGCTGTGATGCCGGCCGGTCATTCAGAAACGACGTCAGCGCCGACTACAAGGCCAACCGCAAACCCGAGGAACGGGCGACGTTGTACCACCAGATTGACCTGGCGCTCGACCGGCTGCGCGGCGATGGGTTTCCCGTCTGGTTCGTCAAGGGCTTCGAGGCCGACGACATCATCGCCTCGGCCTGTAACCGTGCGGCTGAAGATGGCCACGACATCGTCATCGTCACCGCTGATAAAGATCTGCTGCAGCTGGTGACCGACCGCGAAGAGGGCGCAGGCAGTGTGGCGGTCAAGTCCATCAAGACCGGCGACATCATCGATGAGGCGGCGGTGGAAGCGCGCTTCGGGGTGGTGCCGCGTCAGATGCGCGACTGGCTGACCATCGTCGGAGACGCGAGTGACAACGTGCGCGGGGTGGCCGGCATTGGCGAAGTCGGCGCAACCAGGCTGCTGCAGCAGTACGACTCGCTCGACGCCATCTACACCCGCCTCGACACGCTCATCGCTGAGAAGGACATCAAACCGTCACAAGGGATCGCGCTCAAAGCCTTCGAAGTGCGCCTCGCGGAAGTTCGCACACTCATCACCCTTCGCACGGATGCGCCCGTCGCGTTTGAAGAAATTCTCGAACCTCGTACCCCAAAGGATGTACCGCCCATGGTGGATGAACCTGTGCTCGAAGACGCTGCCCCAGACGACATCGACGAGGCGTTGCCCAGCGTGCCGCCGCCGCCTGCGCCCGCAACCATCACGCCCAAGCCGGCGACCGTGCCGCCGGTCACCGGCACGCTCACAGTCATTCCCAATGGTCATCCGGTCGTGGACTGGAAAACGCAACTGGAGCCAACGTCCATGAGCGAGGCCATCAAACTCGCAGACCTGGCGTTCCACAGCAAGCAGTTCGGGGCGTACGGCACGCCGCAGGCCGTCCTGATGTCGCTGCTCGCCGGCCGGGAGTTGGGCCTCTCCGCGATGGCTTCGCTCCGTGCCATCAACATAATTTCGGGTAAACCCACGATGGCCGCTGATCTGATGCGGGCGCTCGTGCTGAAGTCTGGCGCGGTGAACTACTTCCGCTGCGTCGAGCGCACCAATGAGTCCTGCACCTTCGAAGCGCAGCGCGGCGACGATCCGCCCATCTCGCTCACCGTCACCATCGAAGACGCGCGCCTGGCGGGCGTCATCAAGCCCGACAGTGGATGGGTGAAGTACCCAGCAGACATGTTGTCCGCTCGCGCGTCATCAAAACTCGCACGCCTGATCGCGCCCGACGTCTTGCACGGCATCTACACGCCGGAAGAACTGCGAGAAAACCCATGAGCACCGAATCGCTCCTCACCGAAATTCGAGACGCGTTGCAGCAACTGGTCGCGGCGTCAAAGTCCGCGCCGGCCAAACCCGTGAAGCCGCCGCCCATGGTCGCCTGGCCTGGCGAACGGACGGTGGCCCCTGATTCAGAACTCGATGGCAAATACGGCGACCCGGTCATCAAGACCGCGCCTCGTGACTGGAACGGCCCCTTCCGGTCAGGACAGGCGATGAGCGAAAGCGAACCCGAACTGCTCGAACTCGTTGCGGAACGCTGCGACTACTTCGCACAGAAGAACGATCGCGAACGCCAGGTCACCGACCAGGGCGTGCCGAAATCGAAATTCGACCGGTCAAAGGCCGCGAAGGCGCGAGGCTGGGCAGCGCGCATCAGGAAGGGCTACAAGCCCGCTGTGGCGTCGATGACTGATGACGTGCCGTCCTGGGTAAGCGGCGATGACCCATTCTAGCCACACGCACGTCTGCGCCACCTGCGGAGCCACCTACGACTGCGAGGGCGAGTGGGTGGAGGCCGAACAAGCCGACGGGTACCTGAAGGCCGTCTGCTACTTCTTCCATCTGCAGGGGATAGACAAGTGCGGCCCGTGCGAAAACAAGCGCGGCGAACTGTCCATGGATCTCCACTGCATGCTGGCCAACCCGCACTTCGGAGTCATTCGCCGGTTCAGCGAGGACGACTGGATGGTGGTGTTCGATGAGCCGGTGGCTGGGCGGCACTGGCGCGGCACGAGCCTCGCTGATGTCGTCCAGAAATGGCGCGACCAGTATGACGCCGCGTAATACGACGCGGCTCCTCGGGCTCATCGGTCTCGCCTTGTTTGCTCTGGGTGTGCGCGTCGTTCTGGAGGGCGTGTTCATGAGCCTGATACGCGCCGACGCGCGGCAGTTGCCGATCGCCGATGGCGTCGTGCACTGCTGCGTCACAAGCCCGCCGTACTTCGGGCTGCGGGACTATGGCACGGCCACATGGGACGGCGGCGACCCAGCCTGCCCGCACGCCGTGCGGCGATGGGACGGGCCGAAGCAGACGCAAGGGGCAATGAGCGCGCACGCGGCCAAAGCGGATCGGCTCGACCGGCGCGAGTGCATGTGCGGAGCACGGCGCATCGACCAACAGATTGGGCTGGAGGCGACACCGGCCGCCTACATCGACACGCTCGTGGCGGTGTTCCGTGAAGTGTGGCGCGTGCTGGCTGATGACGGAACGTGCTGGGTGAATCTTGGCGACAGTTACGCGGGTAGCGGTCCATCGGGCGCGTCGTACCAGTCTGAAACGACAAAGCGACGGGCGGGACTGGCAGTTGATGGCGCGTTCCGAATTAGTAAGCGGCTCGGGCCGCGCGGGTTGAGTTATGCCGAGAAGAAACCGGTCGCGCCAGTGGGTTGGAAATCGAAAGACCTGCTGATGATGCCCGCACGTCTGGCGCTCGCGCTCCAAGCCGACGGCTGGTACCTGCGGAGTGACATCATCTGGGCGAAGCCCAACCCCATGCCAGAGTCGGTGACCGACAGGCCCACGAAGTCGCACGAGCATCTGTTTTTGCTCACCAAAGCCGAGCGGTACTACTACGACGCGACGGCGATTGCGGAACCGGCAAACCTGACCGGAAAAGGGAACGCGCGTTCATTCCGTGGCGGAGGCGCGTATATCCAGAATCGCAGCTTCGACAACGATGCGACCGTCGCGAGAGAGACGCACGGGAACATCGTCCCGACGCTGCCCACGGAGCGCAACAAGCGCGACGTGTGGACCGTGCCGACGCAAGCCTATGCGGACGCGCACTTCGCCACGATGCCCGAGGCGCTCGTCGAGCCGTGCATCCTGGCGGGCTGTCCACTCGGCGGCCTCGTGCTCGACCCGTTCTGCGGCACCTTCACGGTGGGCGCAGTCGCCGCCCGTCTCAGCCGCCGCGCCGTCGGCGTCGATTTGTCCTACCAACACCTGGCCGCTGAACGTACCGCGCAGCGCGGCCTGATGTTCGCGGAGGCCGTCTCATGATGCGCTGGTTATTGAATTTGCTCGGGGTCGACGACCTGCCCGACCCGGCCTGGAAGCCGACCGGCATCCGGCGCACGTCCACCGGCCACGACGAGGCGCTCGCCGCCCAGACGGCCAAGCACCGCGATGAAGTGGCCGAGATGCGGCGAAAGATTGAGGCGCGGCGGGCACGGCCCACCCAGGTGCCCTGATGGCCTGGCTCCGCATCGAGAGTAACTTCCCCAACCACCGCAAGGTGCTGGCCGCCGGCCAGCAACTCGGGCGCAGCGCGATTGCCCGGGTCATGGGGCTGTGGACGGTGGGGGCGTGTTACGCCGTCGCGCACCTGACAGACGGCTTCGTGCCCGCAATAATTTTGCTCGATTCTCGTTACGATCGACATCCAAACGATGTGATTTCCGCGATGGTTTCACACGGCTTGCTGCATCGAGACGGCGACGGATTTCGCATTCACGATTTCCACGACTACAACCCGAATGCGGCAGAAGTCAAGGAGAGACGGCGATTTGACCTCGCTCGCAAGCGAGGCAGCATGACAAATTCCAGAGTTTTTCCGAACGGAAAGAATTCGCCGGATGCTGAAGTCCGCGCAAACTTTCCAGCCGTTCCGAATCCGAATCCGAATCCGATACCGATCTCCATACCGAAACCAAGAAGAAAGATCAAAACATGTACGCAGGCGCTGCCTGCTGAGTTCGTGGCGTTCTGGAGCATCTACCCTCGAAAGAGAAAGAAAGCGGAAGCCGCGCAAGCGTGGGCCGATATTCCGCCCACGCCCGAGATTGTCGCCGCGATCATGACGGCGTTGTCATGGCAAACCACGTCCGGGGAGTGGTTGGAAGAGCGCGGCCGGTACATCCCCTATCCCGACAAATACCTGCATACACGACGCTGGGAGGACGAACCCTTCCATGCGGCGGTGTTGCCACTCACGGCAGCCCAGCCACCACCACGAGCGGACTGGTGGGAAGAATGCAAACGCCTGCACGGCGTCAATGCCGATGGCGAACCGATGTGCCAGCGAAGCGACTGGCATCATCTGAAAACTGCCAAGGAGGCGCAGTCATAATCATGCCGTTCAGATCTGACGATCAACGACGCGCCTATCAGCGTGAGTACTACCGGCCTCGGCGGCGGGCCTTGTGGCGTCGGTACCGCCTCGCCGGAGGCTGTGGCGACTGCGGCGAACCCGTGGTGCGGTTCACCCGCTGTACGCGTCACCGCGCCCTCATGGCGACCACGGCACGACTGCGACGGGCGCGAGCATGATCCACTATCACGGCCTCCCAATTACGCCGGCCACCTGCGCGGAAGTGGCGACACGGGCAGGCCATGCCTTTGTCTCGTTCGCCGCTCCAGGGCAAATGGGCGTGGCCGTCGCCGGGTGCCAATCCTTCGCGATTGACAATGGCGCGTTCTCGGCGTGGCGCACCGGCCACCCGATTACCGATTGGTCGGGGTATTACACGTTCGCGACGGCCGCCAAGCGGCAACCCTCCTGCGATTTCGCGGTCATTCCCGACGTCATCGACGGCACCGAAGGCGACAACGATGCCCTCGTGGCTGAATGGCCCTTACCGTCCTGGTTCGGCGCGCCGGTCTGGCATCTCCATGAAAGTTTCACCCGGTTGATGCGCCTCATCGAACGGTTCCCGCGCGTGTGCTTGGGCAGCTCCGGCGAGTACACGCAGATTGGCACCCCACGCTGGTGGCGGCGAATGAACGAGACGATGCGGACGATCTGCGACGATGCGGGCTCTCCACGCACACGGTTGCATGGGCTCCGAATGCTCGATCCTGTGGTCTTTTCGCGGTTCCCGTTTACCTCGGCTGACTCGACCAACATCGGCCGGAATATTGGGATTGACCAAGCGTGGAGTGGCCCCTATATGCCCCCCACGAAGGAGGCGCGCACGCAACTCATGCGGGCGCGGATTGAGTCGGTCAATGCCCCGAGCGCGTACGACTTCATGCCTCATCAAGAGACCACGATTTGGTCCGACCAGAAGGAGATCCGATGACGATCGAAGAACAAGCCATCCAACAGTCCGCCAGCCGCAAGATGGCGCTCATCGAACTCATGGTGGCCCATGGCGAGGCGATCTGCGACGGGTGCCTCAAGAACCTGTTCGACTTGACGATCGCCTCGCCAGGCATCGTCGTGTCGCTCTACGTGCACGCGCACGAACGCATCGAGATGTCGGACCTGGCCGAGGAGGTGAAGGCCACGATGCGGAAGGGCATTCAGTACCAGGTGCAGCAACTGCTGAAAATGGTCCTCGCCGTCGTGAGCAGCACCGACCCGCGTCAGACCTTGCTCACCCAGAACGCCACGATCATGCGGGCCGAGGCGATGGGCGAAACCGATGGGGAAATTCACTAATGGCCCAGACGCGACGGCGTGAACCCCTGCCGCCCTGCGGGCACAAAACCGATCGCGGCTTTCTGTGCATCCGGCCGGCGCGCTGGACACTCACGAAAGACCAGGCCCAGACACGCGCGTGCACGATCCACACGAAAGCCTTGCTGCGTGCGGGCTGGGCACGGGGCCAGGACGCGCTCGACGCGTCATTCTGAAGGACTGTCCATGAGTGCTGATAACCATGATCGCGTGGTGGCGAGCTTGGCGTTTGTGAAGACCTTGGCGCGCCGGCTCGCGTCGTCGAGCCCCGCGCTGGAGATGGACGACCTCGTGCAGGATGGCCTTCTCGGGCTCATGGATGCCGCCAGGCGCTTCGATGAGGCGCAGGGCATCCCCTTTGAGGCCTTTGCCACGTCGCGCGTCCGGGGGGCGATGGTGGACGGTCTACGCCGTGCCGCTTGGCCGCGTGGGCTGCGACGGGTGCGCCGGGAACGCACACGCCTCAGTCAGACGCTCGGGGCCGAGCCGACGGCTCAGGCGCTCGCGCAGCACCTCCACATGCCCGTCGCCACGCTGCAGCGGCACCTCTCACGCATTGCCGCCATCGAAGCGACCATCTGGGCCCCCGTGCGGCCGTCCCCGTCCACGCCGCATATGTTGTACGTGGAACATGAGGCGCGCGCCAAGGTGCGCCGGGGCATCGCTGGCCTGCCGCCACGTGAGCGGGCGCTTATCGCCCGGTACTATTTCCACGACGCCACCATGACGGAAATTGGCGCGGCCTTGGGCGTGACCGAAGGCCGTGTCTCGCAACTGCATCAACGGGCGCTCGGACGACTCCGAGGCCTGCTCGCCACCCTGTCATCCTGAACTGGAGTGCTTATGCTGACTCGTCTTCGCTTGCTGCTCTGCGCGCTCGCTCTGGCCGGCGCCAGTGCGTGCGGCGATACCATCGTCAACGTCCCCACTAATCCATCGAACGCCACGTCCACGACGACGCCGCCCAAGACCAGCCAGATCCAGTTCCGCGTCACCGGGAACGCCAGTTCCGTCCGCGTCCGGTACAGCACGCCGACCGATGGGCTCGTGCAAACGGTCACGACGCTGCCGTTTTTCACCTCCTTCAACACGTCGGCCGACAACCTCTTCCTCTCGTTGGAAGTGACGCCGATTACCTACTCGGCGCTCGTCAACTATCCGTTTCTCTCGGCCCAGATTCTCGTGAACAACGACTTGTTTCGGGAAGCGACGTCCACCGATTTCTTCCTCTATACCATCAGCGTGAATGGCGTCTGGAGAAAATGACCGTGGCTGACGACAGAATCGCACAAGCATTGACAGACACACTGATTAGTCCAAATGAGTGTGATCGCAACTTAGAGAACGCGAACGTCGTGGATGGCTTGTACGAAGTATCACGGGCGATTCGCGGGATGGGGGACGCGGTCACACCGCATGATGCGATAGGCGTAAACGATGGGATGGGTGGGTACGTGACATCACTCACCGAAGCCGTGATGTCCGTGGCAAACGCCTTAAAGTTGATCGCGGATGCAATCAGTGAACGCCACGATTAAACATGGTCACAGCCGCTCAATGAGCGGGGCGTGACAGCGATCAGGAAATCGCCAAACCTCGCGTGAGGCGTTCGATGGAATGGGCATCAGTTGCAGGGCTTCGCGCTCTATGGCGCTTGCGTACGTCGAGCCCGACTTCACGCTGATAAACCGAATCGAGACGGCGTCCCAGGCGACCAGATCAGCAGGCCCTTTCGACCCCGCCGCGCGGCAGACGGCGAAACCAGCGGCTTCCAGAATTGCTCGCGCCCGATGTTCCGCGCGTCGGCCTTTGTGCGCGCAATTCATCAGATGAGCGCAAAGGAACGCAGGAGCCAGAGCACAATCAGCAGCACGACGACGACCGTGAGCAGCGTCTTGATGGGCGCGGCCATGGGGACGTACGTTTGAATGAGCCACAGGCACACGCCGAGAATCACGATGACGACGAGGAGCCGGATGATGTCCGGCGTCACGGGCGATTGAAGCGCGAGCGCAAGCATGTCCATCTCCCTCTCCTTGTCTACTGTTCCTGCTGTTGAGTGAGAAGCGCGAGAATCGCCGCACGAATGGCGTCAGCCGACATCCCGCCGCGTGACATCATGCGGCTCGCGTCAAACATCCGCTGTGCGCCGAACGAACCCACCGTTGGATGATTGACGACCGCGCCGATGATAGGCAGCGGCTTGCCCGATGCCCCAGCAATCAGTTGCGAGAATCCAATCGGATCGCGTTTGCTCACGCGGAAACTCGCATCCTCCAAGGCGGCCTGGGCGGGAATGTGCCGACTGAATTCGGCATTGATCGGTTCCACCGCAGGAACAGCGTTGGCGATTTCGGCTCGGTAGGCGCGGCCGAGCGTTTTGTCGGCGTTGGCGCTCGCCGCATCGGCGGCGGTGCTCGCATAATTGCGCGCCTGATAAATCGCCTGTTTCGCCCGTTGCGCGGTTTGGACGGGAATGTCGTTTCCAAACCGTTGAAGTTCCTCCCACGCGCGTGTCAGCCCACCACGCAGTCCGGCCTGTGCCGTGGACCCCGTCCCAACCCGCAGCCATTCATCGCGCAACGCTTGTTCGAGCGCGGCTCTCGGAATCGTGGCGGTGCTCGTGGAAATGGCTTGATTAAGCTGGTCATCCAAGGCATCGAGTCCGGCCTGGCCGCGCGCCACATTGCCGCTTCGGATCGTCCCTGTTCCGCGCTCAAGGTTTGTTCGCGCGACGGCTTCCAGCCCAGCCGGCTTGGACCCGGTGGCTTTGTACTCGATCGTGCTCTGAATGGTTTTCTCTTTCGGTTTGAGAAGACGCCCTTCCCAATTCACCGCCGCGCGTTCGCCCATACGGCCGACCGTGCCCGCAGTCGCCGTGGCCATCTCTGGCAAGGCGAGTCCCGTCATATCACCAGCCGCGCCAGCATAATTGCCCGTGCGTATCTTGTCGGCTGTCCGCGCCAATCCTGGCCCCACAACTGGCAGCCAATTCAGGGCAGACTTCCCAGTGTTTCCTTTGGTCGCAAGGTTGTAGAGTCGGCCACCCTCATCGCCGCCAGCCTGTGCGGCTTCGGCCATCACGGCCTGCGGCTCATACAACATGCGCGTGGCCGTTTTCGCTGCACCGATTAGCGGGACAATGCCCGTCTCGTAGAGACCTGTGCCGAAACGTGAGAGGGCGCTTGGTTCCGCCTTCTTGCTGGCAGCCTCCCGGCGCATTCGCTCCAGGTCATCAGCGAACGAATTGGCCTCGCGAACCTTGGCGAGGTCGTCAGCGAATGACGAAACCTTCTGCGGTGGCACGGGCGCGCTCCTGTTCTACCGTCGTTCCATGGGCCTTGGCGAGTTGGGCGAGTTCGGCCGCCGTCACCGATTTCGCATCGTTCCCGCCGCCTGTAGCCGTATCCCCGAGGCTAATCGCGTCGTACTTCTGCTGCGTCTCTTGCAGAATCCGGCGATGTTCGTCCACGCTGTCGGCTTGGTTGATTTGGCTCAACCCGTCACTGATCACCTTCAACTGTTCCCGCACACGACCGGCAATGGTACCCATCAAGGAGCCGATTTGTCCGCGTTGCGCCGGCGTGATACTCAACCCTTTGCTCGGGTCGACTTGCCACTTGTTCAAGGCCGCCTTGACGGCCTCCAGATTGGTCCGGCCACCCAGCACACGCAGGATTTCTGCCTCGTTGATGCGGAGGCCCGACCCCATGCCGCCAGCCATGACCGTCATCAATTCCGGGGCCACGAGCGCATCGGCCTGCGGCGTCATCTCGTTGATGGTCGCGCCAAGGCGTCCGAGGCGTTCGGCGCGGTCCTGAATCGGCTTCCGCATTTCGCGCAGTTCAGTGACGTTGTACTGGTAGGAGCGATCCAGTCGAGCATCATCACGGGCGCTGGCCGCGCCAGGGTCGCGTTGCGGTGGGGCCCGACGGACTTGGGACAACGGAATTTCATCCGGGCCGGCATAAATGTGCCCCTGCTCATCTTGCTGGAGCGGCTCGCCATTGGGCCCCACGAATCCGCTCAATGCGGTGCGGTTTGGCGGCTTCGCATTGGCGAGACGAATGGCCTCATCCGTCTTGCGTTTCTCGTCAGCCGCTTGCCCCAAATCGATGTCTTCCGCCGACTGCGGACGAATCCGCATCCCGTTGACGACCATCGGCATCGACTTGGTGTTCTGGCCGATGAGATAGCTGGGCGCATTGCCAGGAATCGCCGGGTTCGGGGCGGTTCGGACGGTCTGACCCGTGCTCAAATCTTCACCCAGGCTAGCCTTGATATCCGCTGCCGGTTTGCCGGTCAGGAGATTGTACTGACCGATTTCGTTCTGCTGCTGACGTGTCTCTTTGGCGAGCGCATCCAGTTCACCCTGACGCGTCCGCGTGTATAGATCCTGCTCCTTCTGGCGCGCCTCCTCTCGTCCGGCTCGTTCGTCCAGTCGATTCGCCCGCAGCCGCTGGAACTGGTTTTCCTCCTCGCGCTGCGCGAGTTCCTGTTCGAGCATCCGCTGCTTGACGATGTCGAGGAGCGCGTCCCGGACGCCGCCGGCCGCGTACCCGCCTGCGAGGTTGATGGGCATCGGTGGTTACCTCGTGGGCGGCTTATAGCCACCATAGGCACCGAGCACGCCACTGACGAGGCCCGAGTACCGCATCAATTTGTCCGTGAGGCTCTCGTTCGGCTGCGGCGTGATCGGCGGCGATGGAATCGTCGGCGTGGGCGTGAATTTCTTGTCGCTGCCTGAGACCAATCGCTGCTGTGCGTCCCGCAGCGCGTCCTTGCCAATCTGCGAAAAGTCTGGACCCGGAGCCGTGAACTGGGCTGGTATTCGCGAAGCGACACTCGCCGGGGCATTGTATTGGATGGGGCCTTGGGCGAGCCAAGTCCCCCAGGCCGCTTGCCGACGCGCTTGGGTTTCCAAGTCCTGGCCCGTCGTTCGTTGATCGAGTTCCAACTTCGCGCGGTTCTGGGCATCGATGCGATCGGCTTCGACTTGCCGCTGCCGCAACTGATCCATACTGAGGTTGAGATTGGCCTCGTGCTCACGGCCTTGCGCGGCTCCCTGCGAATAGCCCGAGAGCACCTGGCCCGCCTGGCCGAGTTTCGAGAGCGTGCTGCCGCCTTTGAACGCTCCCAACCATCCGCCGCCGCCGGCTGGTGCCGAACCCAGTGGAACGCTGGACACGCCTGCCGCTGAATTCAACGCCCCAAGTGAACCGGCACCACCAATAGGTACACCAAGTGACGGGGCCGCTGCACCACCAACGCCCGCACCGACACCAACTCCCGCTCCCGCTCCGGCACCGGTCGCGCCACCACCCGCGCCCGCCGCGCCTCCCGCACCGGCTGCGGCACCACCCGCGCCAGCCGCACCGCCCCCGCCGAACGCCCCTGGTGCTGCGAGAGCCCCGAGGCCCGTCACCGCCGCCGAACCCAACCCTGTGGCGACAAACGCTTTCATCCACCACGGCATCCCGCCACCATAGGCGGCCGGGACCCATGAGCCCTGGCCGCTGTCGATGTCGGCCTGCATCGCCTCTTCGAGCGATGAGAACCCGCTGCTCGGCCCGAGATAGTTGAATTGCTCAAGGTTGCGCGTGTCCGGTTGCCACATCCGCAACTTGCCGTCTGGGCCGGTGATCGTTTCTCCTGGTCGTGTCGCCATGGGTTACACCTTACCTGGTCCGTCCAGGGCTTCTTGACGGTCCTTCCGTTTCTCGCCAGCGAGGAAGATCGCCCAATCGAGAACTAACCTCTCGGAGGCCGAGTTCGCGGCGGAACCGCTGGCCGACATGCTGGCCTCGAATTGCTTGTCCGCGATGTACTTCCTCAGTTCCTGGTCGCTCATCCCGAGCAGTTTGTCCACTTCAATCTTGAATCGCTGATTGGCGTTGGCTTCGCGCTGGACTTCAGCATTGAGTTCCGCTCCGTACTTGGTGACGTCCGTCCGGTACATCTCCTCGTTGTGCTGGAGGCGCGCAATCTCGGCTTGCAGCGACTGCTGATCCTCGAAGTTCCCCTGTTTCTGCGCCATTTCCACCCCGCGCTGCAGCTCGGCCCGCCGGTCACTCATGGCCTTATCGACATACTCGCCGGTAAACTTCGCCGTACTCTCACCGGCCGCCTGCTTGAGTCCTTGGACATTACCGAGGAACCCGCCAGAGGCATCCGTCCCAGTGATACCGGCTTCCTCGGCCGCACGCGCGCGTTTGACCTCCAGGTCTCTCAGCATCGAGTTACGGTAGGCGTTCACTGGCAGCGACGTCGCGGCCTGCTTGCCAATTTCTTCAGGTGTTGGGCCACCCAGCAGTTTCAGGATTTGGTCATGCACGAGCTTGTCGAACTCGCTCTTGGCCGGGACATTGAACGTATCCGAGCCGGTTGCCCGCACAGGGGCCGTGAGGGATGAACCGCCGCCCCCGCCTCCAGATGGACCCGTGGTGTTGAGCAACTGTTGGATGATGTTCTGATAGACACTGGACACCGAGGTGTTGGTCGTGGCCCCACCACCCCCACCACCTCCACCGCTGCTCGTATTCGTGGTCGTTTGCGTCGTGGTCGTTGGCGGGGCCGCAGGCGTGTCGACCGTCTCGACCACCGGGTCGACGACCCATTTTTCATTTTCATAGTGACCAGGCACGCCTGGAGGCGCGCCAGGCGGCGGCATATTGATCGAGTCGGGAATCCACTGGTTCCCGAGCCAGCGACCAGGAGGCGCGCCGGGTGGACGATTCCGGCGTTCCGGCGGAAGATTGGACTCGTCGACGATGTTATTGGCGGCGGTTTGTTCGTACCGCGTCGGATCATCGAGCGCCGGATCATCCGTTCTCGCCATTACCGTTTCCCAAGCAGCATCTGCAATTGCAATTCGCGTCCGCGCGGCGAGGGCACTCCGGTTCTCTGGGCTTCGAGTTCGGCCTGCATGAGCGCCTGCAGATCCTGGTCAGTCAGACCGGGTTGCCCGCCCTGGAGACCACCCATCGGCGCGCCACCCATGGGAGGGCCGCCCATCGGCGGCGGCGTGACCGGGGGCGCAGGGGCCGGAGCCATACTCGGCTGCGCGCGCGGATCTTGCGGGTTCTTGATGGGCGGCGGCAGAAAGGGTGAGTACGCCATTAGCCGGTAACCTCGCAGGTGATGTCGAGAAAGATGGTCGTATTATCCGCCGCCGTGGCGGTCCAGGGCGCGCCGTTCATCGTGATCACATGCAGCGAGGTGTCGGTGGCCGGGGCATACACGATGCCCGGCGTATTCCCGCCCCCGGCTTGATTCACGAGACACACGGCGGCGAAATACGCCCCCACGCTCAAACTGGCGGGCAACTTGATGAGCAACTCGGTGGGTGTCCCCGTCACGTCCGTGTTCGTCAGCACGACGATGTAATGGAGCGTTTGGCCAATCAGGCTATACCGTTGGGTGAGGACATCCCCCGCGTCCACGCCCCAACTGGTGCCCCCGCCAACGGTAGAGAAATTGGTCGCCGCATAGGGGATCTGGGTCCAGTCGCCCATCGGCACCGCGCGGGTATGCTCGAAGACCCCGCGCCTCACATGCGCTTCTTCAAAAGGTTCGGGCGCTGATCCGAGCCACACGTCGGCCAATGCCACATTCGGCCGCCACTCGTAATGGCCGGCGGTGAAGACAAGCACAAGCGGCCGACCGCCGGTCGATCCGTCTCCAATAATGAGCGCGGGGCCAGCACTGACGCTGCCGTCCTGAATGTCCCAGATGTGGCGGCCGAGCCCACCCGGCTCCGTTGGGCCGAGCCGGATGCCGGAAGCCAAGCCATAGGCCCCCGCGCCGATGCGCCCAATCTGCACGAGGGTCGTCATTGCCTCGGTCCCTGACTTGTACCGGATGGACAGAAAGGGATTGGTCTCGTCGACGCGACCTTTGATGTCGAATTTCGTGCCGAGGTCACGCGTGCGCGAAAGCGTGGTCGGCACCCCGTCCTGGTCCCTCAAGGTGAGCGCCCCGCCATTGTTCAAGGTCAGGCTGTTGGCCGTCACGGCCGTATGCGCGCCCGTGGCGTCGTGTTGGCTCAAGAGAAACGCGTTCAATTTGGCGACCAGGCCGTCCAGTTCCATGACGGTCATCTCGTCGAGCGTGCCGGGATTATCGAGATAGGGGAGCGCCATCAGCGGGCTCCCGTTTCGAGTTCGTCGGCCCCGACCCACCAGTCGAGTTCGAAGGTTTGGTCGAGCGCACTCGCGTCCCCAAGCGAGACTTGCAGCGCGATGAGGTCGGCCACATCGGTCGCATCGTAAAACTTCCGCACCCGCGTCTCTGTCCCGGTCGCCGTGAGGGGTTGGGTGCTCTGCGCCAAGGCTTGGTTGAAGTCTTTGATGATGGCCTGGTTGATCACCGCTGATCCCGCCTTGCCGACCAGATACGCCTCCATGATGCGCTTGCGCCGACGCAGTGTCCCGCCCGTAAACACCTTGGACAAGATATAGGCCTGATAGGCCGTGCCCGCATCCGTATTCCCTGTCCCGTCCTGGCGCAAGAGTTTGAAATCGGACGACCCGACATGGCCGACATAGGGCACTTTCGTGAGACTGCGCTCGGCATTCAGCGTCTTCGAAAACATGATGGCGGATTGCGCCACCGTGAGCAGCCCCGTCCAGACCGACCAGCCATACCGCAGGATCGAGGCGGTCTCCACCCGGCCGCGCGCCACATCAAACGTAATCATGAGGTTGGGACGCACTGAGGCTATGCCAGTGGCCACCCACCAGAGCACGAGTTTGCGCGGGGCATCGTAGACGCCAAAGGCCACATGGGCGGCATTGAGATTGACGGTTTGCCAGACGTCGAACACATCCTTGCCGAGCCACTCGATCGTGCGGCCGACGCTGATCCGGCGCGGGCCGTCATTCGGGTCGAGAAAATAGAGCGACGGCTGGCCGTCCTGGTCCTCCCCCATGACTTGCGACCAGTGATTGACCGAGCCGTAGGCGGTCGTGAGCACGACGCGCGCGAAGGGCGCGACCGGGTCGCCGGTCGGCACAATCATGTAGATGCCCCGGCTCTGGAAGGCGTACATGCGATTGTTCATCGGGCCAGAGAGCCCTCGGTCGACACCGCCGCCATTCGGGGAACAATCAATCCATCCTTGCGCCGTGAGCGTGTTCGACACGCGCTCATCGTCCCCGGCGTCTCTTGTGCCGAGCGCAGGCGTGAAGTAGACGCGGCCATTGACCGGCAGCATCGAGTCTCCGGCGACCGTTTCCCAGACGCCAAACCCAAACAGATGCCGCCCGTCACTGCCGAGGAACTTCACAGACGGAAACGGCGTGCTCGCGCCTTCGAGTTCCGCGAACGTGCCGAGCGCGTAGTCGGCCGGGGCCACCGTATCGTCAAAGAACGTCGTCGCGACGGGAATCGGCGGGTCGGTGAGGATGTAGTAGGCCAAATCATCGGCCGAGCCGCTCAGTACCCAATGCGTCTCGCCTTCCCCGATGAGCGCGGGGCGGGTGACGCGCGCGGCCAGCCCAGTGCCCGAGGGGGTGAAACTCACTTGCGGCCCAAAGAGCGAACTCCGCTGCGTGGTTCCGGCAACCACGACCAGATACTGCACCCGGTAGTACCGCAACACGGCCGGATACGTCCCCGCACCGGTATTGGCCACGGTGGGCGCGCCTGGAGTCGCCAGACCCGACCTCCGCACGGCCGTTGTCGATTCGCTCGGGTCGTAGACATGCAGACGATTGAGCGCCGAGTTGTAGGCGATGAAGAGCTTGCCGTGATGCTGGACGAAGGTCGTCAAATACGAGCGGGCCGGGTCCTCGTACGCGTCCATGAGGGTGAGCGGCAGCGCGGTCGCGACGGGCACTCGAAAGATCGTCCCGTGTGAGTCGACGTAGAAGAGTTCTTCGAGCGTCGGGTCCTGGCCTGGTAGAAAGGTCGCCATGGCGTACTGGCCGAAGCCGGCATCGCCCGTGAGCGTGACCTGGGCGGACCCTGCGCGTTTCTTGCCGAGCGCGCCCGTGAAGCGCCAGTTCTGCACTTCAGCCGCCATGTCTTCTGGCAGCATGAGCGGGCTATCGAAACCATTGCGCCCGAGACAGACCGTCCATTCGAAGGGGCGCGCCTGTTGGGTCGCCATCTACCACCGTCCAGACGGGAAGTTCACACCATCATGGTCGAGATTGTTGCTGCGGTCGCGCAGCCGGCCGACGCGCGGCCGATAGTCCGCCGGGTTCATCACCCGGTTCCGCAAGTAGTTCAACTTCTGTTCGTACTGCACCCGCGCGAATGGGAGCCGCGAGTCATCCCGATACTCGTATTCCCGCATGCGCGCGTAGTCGGTCAGGATGTACTGAAAGTCTGACGGGATGACAGGAATCGGCACGTCTGTGGACAAGTCGGTGAGGATGATCGGCCCATCAGCGTGGTAGTCGTCGGTGCCGGCTGGCGTCGGCCAGAGGCGGATGAGTTCGTAACGGCTGGTCGTCTGGCCTTGCGGGATTTGGGCGATGATATTGCCGCCGACCGCCGCATCGTAGACCGTGATGAGGCTGCCGAGTTGGGCGGGTTGGTCGAGTTGGACATCCTGCAACAGCCGGTAGTCATCGAAGACGCCAATTTTCACGCGCGTCGTGCCGGTCACGAGCGCCGACTGCGGCGGGAACGGAAAGTACTCTTCGCGACCGACGCCGCGCACGGTGATCGTCACGGGCGTGGTGAGGACAATCCGGTCCTCGGCCCAGAGCCCCGTGGCGTTGAGCATGCGGAGCGCGGGGCCGGTCCCATACCGCACGTAATGGGTGGGCGTCCCCGACGAGACTTCCTGCGGGTCGATCGCCCGAAACTCATCGGCCGTCATCAGACGCAAGCGCGTGGGGTTGGTCTCGTTGACGAGCTGTTCGATCTGCACGAGGACTTGCGGCACGCCGTAGACTTTCTGGCCAGGCAAGGACGTGAACGTGACCGTGCCAATCCGCAACGGCGAGAGTTCCGGCAACGAGAGCAAGTGCCGGTACGCCTCATTAACGTACCGAGTCAACCGTGTCGTCACCGTCGCAGACGGAATGGCTTCGTAACCCAAATCGCTATTGAGTGCCGCGAGCAAGTCAGTCAAGGTCATCGAACTTAATACCCCGCCAGGTGATAGTGATTGGTGACCTGGGTCGCCGTCAGCACGATCGGATAGAGCGCGAGGTTGTCAATCGTGAGCGTCGCGAAGCCGCCGAAGTTATCCCAGCCAATCACCCCGGGTTGCGCGGCCGACGCGGTGGTGACGGCCGGTTGGGTTTTGAAGAACACGCCATCGATATAGATCGACAGCTCGGTACCAGACGAGGTCGCGACCACGTGGTGCCACAGCCCATCATCGATGCGAAAGACGGGGGGCGCCACGGTGATCCCATTCATGGCGAATTGGGGTTGGCCGTTTTCCAACAGGAAGGTCGGGTTGGTGGACACCGTCGCGTTGCGATTCGTCCAGATAACGTGAAACCCGCTACTGAGCGGGGTTTTGACCCATGCCTCGACGCTACAGATGGCCGGCAGCGTCATCACGGGCAAGTCAATCCGCCCCGCGCCCGCCACACTGATCGCGAAGTCGGTCGGGGCAGACAGGATCGCGCCAGCCACGCCTCGGGTCACCGTGCCGTTAATCGTGCCATTGAGCGAGTCGGCTGAATCGAGGACGGGCCCGGTCGTCTCGACGAACCGCCAATAGGCAAAGGCACCATCAGCGAGCACGCGCGACGAATAAGTTTCCGCGACCAGCCCACTCATCAAGAGCGCGCCATTCTCATCCGTCCGCACACGCAAGTTGGCCAGCGGCGTCAGCGGGCCGATGAGACTGCCAGCCGCCGACGGTGCCACTTTCAATGCGCCGTTTTCATCGGTACGCAGCCGCAGGTTGCCGAGCGCGGTGGGCGGGCCTTGGACCGCGCCCGCTGAAGCGGCGGCGACCATGAGCGCGCCCGCATCATTTGTCCGGCCGCGTAGATTGGGAAACACCATCGGTTGGGTGGACAGCGCGCCAGCCGTGCCAGACGCGACGACAAGCGCGCCGGTCGCATCGGTGCGGAGCCGCAAATTGCCGAAGTTCGTGAGCGGACCGGTAATGGTCCCGGTGGTGTCCACGACGGCGCGAAGCGCCCCATTCTCGTCGGTCGTCAGGCCGAGATTGAGGGGCGATGTCATGGGCATGGATGTTCCCCCAGCTGGACCCTGAGAGGCCGCCGACGTCAGCAGTTCAATCACCGCTTGGGTGAGTTGCACCGGCTTCGGCGCGCCAGACAGGAGTTCGATGACCTGTTGCGTCACGCGCACGACCGGCGTCGGCTGCGTGAGCGTTTCGAGCGCCGTCTGCGTGACGCGAAAATCGGTCATCCCGTCTTCCGATAGCCAAACTCCGCAGCGTTGAACCCGGCTTCCGTCCATTGCGCCCCAGTGCCTGGATTGACGGCCGCGACTTGCAGCCCATAGGCGTACGTCGTGCCTGGAGCGATGTCGGCCCCTACAAAGTCCACGCCGCCGTGCCGAATGACGGGCGCTATCAAGGCCGCGCCAGCATCCATTTTCTTCACGCTCAGATTGTGCTGGACGCCGTAGATCACCGAACCAGCTACTGGGATGTCTTGCACGACAAACGTATCCGTCAGCCCAATCGTCGTGGCCGAGGTGAAATCCGTATCCCCGTTGGGCACCGGCTCATCGACACATTGCCAGTTCGCACCAGCTGATGGCGTCCATCCGGTTGTCGCCCCCGCCGCCGTTGGCAAAATGGCATCGACCCGGCAGTCGCCGAGGAAGTCGTTCCACGGCGCTGCGCCGTTGCTATCCAACACGTAGAGGTCGTCATAGTCGATGGTGCCGCCGGTGGTCACGCTGTTCCACGCTGCGTTGGCCTCGACGTTGTTCAAGGTGACACTCGTCCAACTCGTGTTCGCGGTGTTGCGGGTATTTTGGCCGGTCAGCGACAGGACCGACACGCCGTTGATCCGCAGATCCACCGTCCCCGCCGTCGGATGAATGGCGACCTTCCACTCCACGAACGCGAACACCCCGGCCGACAGGGCGCTACTGGACGTGCCGAGCACCGTGCCACCAATCGGCCCCCGCAGGACCGAGAGGGTGAGATCGGCATTTAGCCGCAGCGTCACCTGGGCCGTCGCGCCGTCGCGCACCGACACCAACGGGTTGCCGCCCGTGACATGGGCGAGGGTCGAGGACGACACGGCGATGGCACACCCGACGACCGCCGTCGCGGTGCCGGGGGCGAGGACTTTCTGGGCAAACGCGAGAGTCGTGCTAGTAGGGGAGCCCGCCACCGTCAGACGCAAACTCCCCGATCCGCGCCGGCCCCCCGCCGCGATGCTGGTCGTGACGTTGCCGGGCGCCGACCCACTACTCGTCCACTTCGTGGTGAGGTCCGCCGTCGCGTAGTGATTGAACGAGTCCATGAACAGGAGCGCCATGGGCTAGAACTCTGACGTGCCGGCCGCCACATCCGCGAGCGGCACCTCCGCGCTGAGATTGACCTTCGTCGCAAGCTCCGTGACCTGCTTTTCGAGCAACCGGATCTTCTCTTCCATCTTGATTGGATCGATCGCGTCCTCGCCGTCAATGAGTTCGCGGATCACGAGCGGAATGCTCGGCGGCATCCCCATGCGCTCGTCCATCGAGACGTGCGGAATGTTGATGATGCGGCGGGTGGGCGTGACCTGCGATCCATAGCGCGGGTCGCCGCGCCAAATCTTGTTGGTCGTGACCTTGTTGAACGCGTCAATTTCCGCCGGGGTCGCCTGCGTGTGCTCCACGCGCGTTCCGAGCCACCAGGTTTCCCGATCGAGGTGGCCTTTGGGATGGGCCTCTTCGCCCTCGGGATGGCTGAAGGGGCTGATGCCTGGCGTGTACGAATTGCTGTGACGCACGGTGCGCTGGGTCGCGGCGACCATGTCGTTTTGCGCCTTGACCAGATCCATCATGGCTTCAGTCTGGGAGGCCCCGCCCTTGGCAAAAAACGCCAGCAACTCCTGAAATTGCTCGGGCGTAAATGTCGGGGCCACGGGCGGGACGGGATTCTTCGTATCCATCGGAGACTCTCCTTGCACGCGGGGGAGCGGTCTCCAACCACAAGAGACCGCTCCCCGGTTCATTCGCTTCGAGGGGGAAACTACTCCAAGCGAATCATCACGGCCTGGATGCGACCGTCGACGCCCGTCACGAGCATCGCGCCCACGACCTGAGTCGCGGCGGCCGCGCCGTCGATAACGGCCGCGCCAGCGGCGGTGCCCGGTACCACAATCGCGAGGCCCACGCCTGGAGTGCCTGCAATGAGTGCCGCGCCCACGCCGCTGGTTTGAATCCAGTCGTACGCACCAGCCGGCGTTGCGCCGGTCGCGACTCCCACGCACGCGCCCGTGAGCGTCGTGATGGGGTTCTGAATGACGCCGTTGTAGGGGTTGGCGACCAGATCGATCTTGCTCGTCGCGACGACAATCTGCGTGTCGATCGGCTGACTGAGGGTGAGCGTGAGCGAGGCACTCGCAAGCGCGGCCGGATGCGAAGCAATCTGCAGCCGCTGGCCCGCGCCAGGACCACTCGACACGATCACCCACCCCTGCGCGTACTGATTGGCCGAGGCCGCCGTCGCGCCCAGCACGACCGTCAGTGAGGTCGCACCCACGTCAAACGTGGTCCCGCCAATCGGGGCCATGTTTTGGTGCAAGGGCACTTGCGCGGGAGCCTGCAGCCAGTTGCCCTGAACGAGCGGGGCCACGCCCGCGCACGCATAGCGATAGACGTTGCCGAACTGGTCGACGCCTTTGGTGCCGAGCGCGTGTTTGCCGCCGGGGGTAATGCCGCCCGAGGCGACAGGGAGATAGGGACTGCCGAGTCCCTGTGCGGTCGACTGTGGATCGCCGGAAAGTGAAAGGGACATGATGTCTACTCCTTCAAAGAAAATTGGGATGGGCGCGGGGGTTAGCCAGCGCAGTTGTAGACCACGCCGAGGTAGCGGGGCCCGTTGAATCCCAAGTTGCCGAAGGTGTACACCCTCGTCACTTCAGTGAGCTGATTGGCCGGGTCAACCGGCGGCATCATCTTCATCCACGCGCCCGAGAGCACTGTGAACTTGATGGCCTTCGGATTGAAGAACCGCACCTCATTGGCCGGCGCGTCCTCGTCGTACATCAGGTCGCACTTGCCTTTGAACTGGATGGCGTCATTCAGAAACCCGATGTCGCCGCCCGTGGCCTTGGCGCTCCGTTCAATCTTCTCGACCGCGACCAAGAGGCCCTCGTAGGCCCCGAAGGTCGTGATGTCGGTAATCGCGGCGGTCGGCACCATGTCGACGCCGCCGAGCGAGCACTGATTGAAGGTCGTCGTCATCGACGCGCGCAGGTTGTCGTAGATGACGGCCGTTTTCGCCCCCGAGTTGGCGCGGTTACGGGCAAAGGTAAAGAGCGCGCGGTTGACGCCGCCGACCGTGCCGGTCGTGGGCGTGTTCGAGATGAGTCGGGTGACGCCATCGAAGTTGTTGCCGCTGCCGTCTCCGGTCCAGGCCTGGCGGTTCATGACGGCAGTCGCGGTGTCCTTGGCGTTTTCGAGCTTGGCCGCGATGACGTCGAACTTCTGGTCGCCCTTGTTGCGCGCGGCTTCCAAGGTCGAGATGACGACCGTGCCGGCGCAGATGCGTTGATTGAATTGGAACGCATCGAACGTGTCGACTCGGGTCGTCGGGATCACGTCCATCTCGCCCATCATCACGAAGTTGGTGTTCTCGGCGTATTCGATCGGGTACTCGAAAATGCGCCCGCCGGTCGAGTCTTCCTTGAAGCCCGTGTACCGGGCCTTGCCGTTCGCATCCGGGTCCGCGAGCATGCGAATCAGCGCACGGCTGTTGAAGACGTTGTTGGTCGGTCGGCCGCTGCCGACGATGTCTTCAAACGTCGATGCGTACAACTGGCCTATGTTCGGGTCCGCCACCGTTCTACCCTGCTCTCTGAAACGAAAACCGACGGGTTACTGAATCCCGAGCCGTGCCGCGTTCTCTTTCACGAGATCGAGCGTGGTGCGGGAGCCAGTCGGCCCGCTTTCGGCGGTCGTCCGTCGGGTGGGCGTGAGCGAACTGCTCGCCGCACGCGCCTTTTGGTTTTGTTCGTCCAGGACCCGTTGGTGGATTTTGGCGTCACGCGTCGGATAGAAGTGCTCTCGATAGGCGCGGTTGTAGGCCTTGTCGAGGGTGTACCGCTTATCGGAACGCATGATCGCGGCGATGTGCGGCCGCAGTTCGTCAAACGCTTCATTCTTGGCGACGTCCTCGAAGTCGGACTGGGCCCGCTGTTCGATCGTGCCCATGAAGGCTTGATATTCCTGCTGCTGCTGATAGTCGCGGAAGGGCTGTAGCTCTTTACTCAGATCC